ACCGGATGGCCGCGCGATTTTTCTATGGTGGTCCCTGGTCCAATCAGATGACGCACTCAAAGCTTAAATAATTTTCCCACCGTTATAAATACTTAGGCCCTAAGTAGTTCGTTTCAAAATGTGGGATCCACTGCTAAACGAGTTCCCCGAGACGGTTCACGGGTTTCGGTGCATGCTTTCAATCAAATATCTTCAATTACTCTCTGAAGGATACTCACCAGATACGGTTGGTTACGATCTAATACGTGATTTAATTTCTATTTTGCGTCCCAGGAATTATGTCGAAGCGACCAGCAGATATCGTCATTTCTACCCCCGGGTCGAAGGTGCGTCGTCGTCTGAACTTCGACAGTCCTTACTCAACCCGTGCAGCTGTCCCCACTGTCCGCGTCACAAAATCTCGAGTTTGGGCGAACAGGCCCACGAATCGAAAGCCCAGAATGTACAGGATGTATAGAAGCCCTGATGTTCCAAGGGGCTGTGAGGGTCCATGTAAGGTACAGCCTTTTGAGTCCAGACACGATGTAGTCCATATAGGGAAGGTCATGTGTATCAGTGATGTCACTCGAGGTACTGGGCTGACCCATAGAGTTGGGAAACGTTTCTGTGTTAAGTCAGTCTACGTGTTGGGTAAGATATGGATGGATGAGAACATCAAGAGCAAGAATCACACGAACAATGTCATGTTCTTTCTTGTCCGAGATCGACGTCCGACCGGCACGCCTCAGGATTTTGGAGAGGTTTTCAACATGTTTGACAACGAGCCTAGCACTGCGACTGTGAAGAATGTGCATCGAGATCGTTACCAGGTCTTGAGGAAGTGGTATGCAACCGTCACAGGTGGACAGTATGGAGCAAAGGAACAGGCTTTGGTTAAGAAGTTTGTTAGGGTTAATAATTATGTTGTTTATAACCAGCAAGAGGCTGGGAAGTACGAGAATCATTCCGAGAATGCCTTGATGTTGTATATGGCATGTACCCATGCCTCTAATCCTGTTTACGCTACCCTTAAGATTAGGATCTATTTCTACGATTCTGTAACCAACTGATATTAATAAAGATCGAATTTTATTTCTGAAGTCATATCTACATACATAGTTTGCTCTATCTTTTTCCATAATACATGATTTACAGCCCTAATAATTGAGTTAATTGAAATTACACCCAGATTGTTTAGATACTTGAGGACTTGGGTTTTGAATACCCTTAAGAAAAGACCAGTCTGAGGGTGTAAGGTCGTCCAGATTCGGTATGTCAGAAAACATTTGTGCACTCCCAGAGCTCTCCGAAGGTTGTAGTTGAATTGGATCCTTATTGTTATGATGTCCATGTTCATCGTGAATGGACGGTTGACGTGGTTGAGGATCTTGAAATAAAGGGGATTTGGAACGTCCCAGATATAGGCGCCACTCCATGCTTGAGCTGCAGTGATGGGTTCCCCTGTGCGTAAATCCATGGTTGAAGCAGTTTATTGATAGAAAATAAGAACACCCGCATTCAAGATCGACTCTCCTCCTCCTGTTGCGTTTCTTCGCTTCCCTGTGCTGTACTTTGATTGGAACCTGAGTACAGTGGTCCTTGGAGGGTGACGAAGATCGCATTCTTGAGAGCCCAGTTTTTTAGTGCGGTGTTCTTTTCCTCGTCCAGGAATTCTTTATAACTGCTGTTGGGACCAGGATTGCATAGGAAGATTGTCGGTATTCCGCCTTTAATTTGAACTGGCTTCCCGTATTTTGTGTTGGACTGCCAGTCCCTTTGGGCCCCCATGAACTCTTTAAAGTGCTTGAGGAAATGCGGATCGACGTCATCAATGACGTTATACCAAGCGTCGTTGCTGTAGACTTTGGGACTTAGGTCTAGATGGCCACACAAATAGTTATGTGGACCTAGTGACCTCGCCCACATCGTCTTCCCGGTCCGACTATCTCCCTCAATAACTATACTTTGAGGTCTCAGGTGCCGCGCAGCGGCGTCGACAACGTTCTCGGACGCCCACTCTTCAAGTTCTTCTGGAACTTGATCGAAAGAAGAAGATAAAAAAGGAGAAACATAAACCTCCAATGGAGGTGTAAAAATCCTATCTAAATTAGCATTTAAATTATGAAATTGTAATACATAATCTTTAGGGGCTAGTTCCCTAAGTACTCTAAGAGCCTCTGGCTTACTGCCTGTGTTAAGTGCTGCTGCGTAAGCGTCGTTGGCTGATTGTTGCCCCCCTCTAGCAGATCGTCCGTCGATCTGAAACTCTCCCCATTCAAGGATGTCTCCGTCCTTGTCGATGTAGGACTTGACGTCTGAGCTTGATTTAGCTCCCTGAATATTTGGATGGAAATGTGCTGACCTGTGTGGGGAGACCAGGTCGAAGAATCGCTTATTCTTGCACTGGTATTTCCCCTCGAATTGGATGAGCACGTGTAGATGAGGTTCCCCATTTTCGTGAAACTCTCTGCAGATCTTGATGTATTTTTTGGATGTTGGGGTTTGTAGGTTTTGGAGTTGGGAAAGTGCTTCCTCCTTTGTAAGGGAGCATTTTGGGTAAGTGAGGAAATAATTTTTGGCATTTATTTTAAACTGTTTTTTAGGAACCATGGTCAATGGACACCGATTGACTCTCCAAAACAACTTACTATATGAATCGGTGTCTGGGGTCTTATTTATACTTGGACACCAAATGGCAGTTTGGTAATTATATTTAGAAATTCAAAAGCCTCACGCTCCAAAAAGCGGCCATCCGTATAATATT